GAAAGCTGCCCATGCAAGACCGTTACAACCGACTTCCCTTTTCGCCCTCCTACGAGTTCCGAGCCACCCGCGCCTTCGTGATGCAGGGGATCGAATACACGATTGGGATGCCGATCGACAAGGCTGGCATCGAGACGCGCCGTTTGCGCCAGATGTACGACAGCCGAATGATCGAAGCGATTCTGGATGCGGCACCGGCTGCACCGGCTTCCGCGAAAGCACCAGCCAAGAAGGCTGAAGCCAAGGCCCAGAAGGCCGAAGCGCCAAAGGTGGAGGCTACCCCCACCGAGGCAAACAAAAGCGCCCTGAGCGTCGATTACCGTGGCTTTGGCCGGTACTTCGTGATCGATGCAGAAGGCAAAGAAATTTCCGGGCCTCATTCCAAGGATGAAGCCCACAAGCTGGTGAAGTGAGGTGAACGATGGCTCTGATCGTGGAGGACGGCACCGGCCAAACTGAGGCCGAAAGCTACATCACCGTGGCTCAGTTCAAGACCTACGCCGATGGGCGTGGCTACGACTACTCCACCGTCGCCGATTCCTTCATCGAGCAGAAGCTGCGCCTCGCCAGCGGCTACATCGATTCCCAATTCCGCTTCAAGGGCAACCGCAAGACGCCCACCCAAGCGCTCGAGTTTCCCCGCCTGAACCTGATCGACTGGTCGGGTTACGACATTCAGGGCCTGCCCAAGCGCCTGAAGGATGCCTGCGCTGAACTGGCGTTCAAGGCCCTCACCGCCGACCTGTACGTCGATCAGAACCGTGGCGGCAAGGTGAAGAGCGAATCCGTGGGGCCGCTCTCCGTTACCTACGCCGACGATGCGCCCACGGGCACCGTGTGGCAGTTCGCGTGGAACTTGCTCAAGCCTTACGTGCGCGATCCCGAAGTTCGCGGCGTGCCGTTCTTCGGTGCTGAGGATTCCAAGCCGTACTTCCAAACCGGCATGACCGACAACCCCGGCACCTCGCCGCTCGATCCCGCTGGCTTGCTGGGGCAGGTGTAAGGCATGGGCAAGTTCGCAGGCCTTCAGTCCACCGCCTACGGGTTGCTCGCCTCCAAGGGTGCACCCGTGGTGGTCACGCGCCTGCGCCACTCCAAGGGCTTCGACCCGATCACCCAAGCCGAAACCAAGACCCGCCTCACCGAGACGTTCGCTGGCATTGGCCTGCCGATGGGCAAGGCGCTCGAGTACGACGGCGGCACCCTGAGCGTTGGCAATGGCCTTCAGTTCACCCTCGCCCACAAGGCCACCCCGAAGTTCGAGCCGGAACCCGGCGATCAGATCGCATGGGCGGGCCGCAACTGGACGGTGCGCCACGTGAACCCGATCAACCCAGCCGCTGACGGCGCGGTGCTCTACACCGTGTTCGGGGAGCGGTGATGGCGAACGGGCGCGAGTTCAAGGCAAAGCTGGGCGCATGGGCCGCGAAGGCTGGCGAACAGCTTGATGGCCTCGCACGCCAGTCGATCCAGCAAATGTGCTTTCAGGTGGTTGCGGACACGCCGGTCGATACCGGCTTTCTGCGCTCATCGTGGCAACCGTCCCTCGGCACGCCCAAGGCAGGCGCTGGACAAGAGTTCGGCATGGGTGGTTCGGGTGCTTCCGCAGCCGCCGCGAAGGCTTTGGCCTCGATTGGCGTGACGATCACGGACATGAAACTCGGCGAAAAGTTCGTTCTCTCGAACAACGCCAACTACGCCTTGCACGTGGAGTTCGGCACCACAAAGATGAATGGCCGCTTCATGGTGACGGACAACGCGAAGCGCTGGCCCCAGATCGTGAGCAAGACCGCAAACGAGTTGGGGATCAAATGACGCTCACCGTGCACGCAGACCTTCGCGCCGCCTTCCGTGAGGCGCTGCTCACCATCAAAGGCCTGCCCGACCAGCATTGGGAGGCTCGCCGGTACCAGCCCACCAAGGGCACTGCCTATGTGAGCGAGCAATTCCGTCCGATTTCATCGGTGGTTCGAGCCACTGGCATCGGCGGCACGATCGCCCACACGTGCACCGCCAACTTCACGCTGCACTACCCAGCCGACGAAGGCACGCTTTCGATCGATGTGATGGCGGCGAAAATCATGGACAAATTCAGCCCCGGCTCTTCGCTGGCTTACGGCGCTTCAACCGCAGTCGTAATTCAGGCAGAACGTGCACCTCTGGTGCAGGAGCCGGATTGGATCAACTGCGCGGTGATCATCACTGTGGTGGCGTACACAAGCAGGTAAAGAAAGCCGATCCGCTTTGCGGGAAACATCAACTTAGGAGAGCATCATGCCCTTGCAATCAAACGTAAACGTATCGGTACGGTACGCACCAGAAGTCACCTTCGGCACCGCTGGCACAAGCGCTCAAGCGCTGCGCCGTGTGTCGTCTTCCCTGAACCTCACCAAAGATGCGTTCACTTCGAACGAAGTTCGCACCGACCAACAGGTGTTTGATGCTCGCCACGGCGTGCGTCGCGTGGCTGGTGGCATTCAAGGTGAACTGAGCACCCAGACATGGGATGCCTTCATCGAGGCCTCCCTGCGCGGCACGTGGGCCACGGGCGGCACTGGCTCCAACACCCAGCACACCAGCCTTACCGTGAGCGGCTCGGCGTTCGTGGCCGCTGCGGGCAGCTTCATCACCCAAGGCTTCAAGATCGGCGATGTGGTGCGCCTGAGCGGCTTCGCGCACGCCAACGTGGGCAAGAACTTCCGCATCACTGCGCTCACGGCCACCAACATGACCGTGTTCCCCGCGCCTGCCGCGATGACCGCGCAGACCACGTTCACGATCGCCACCGCTGGCAAGAAGGTGACCACGGGCGTGCAGAAGCGCTCCTTCACCATCGAGCAGAACTACCCCGACAGCGACTTCAGCGAGTTGTTCCTCGGTTGCCGTGTGTCGTCAATGAGCATGGGCCTGCCTCCCACTGGCATGGCAACCATCGGCGTGGACTTCCAAGGCCAAGACGGTCAGAACCTTGCCGCGCCCAATGCGCCGTTCTTCGCCAGCCCTACCGCTGAAACCACGACCGGCATTCTGGCTGGCCTGAATGGTTCGCTGCTGATCGATGGCGCTGCCAGCGCGATCGTGACCGGTCTGGATTTCCAAGTGCAGAACAACCTCTCGAGCCAGCCCGTGGTCGGCTCGCAGATCGTGCCGGAAATCTTCTATGGCCGCACCGTGGTGACTGGCAACGTGAGCGTGTTCTTGCAAGACGAGAACTTCATGAACGTGTTCTTGAACGAGGAAGAGATCGATATCGTGGCCCAACTGGACGCCGCAGGTTCGACCGACTTCATGTGCGTGGCGATCAACCGTGTGAAGTTCACCGGTGCCAGCAAGACCGTCGGCCCCGATGGCGGCGTGATCGTTCAGTTCCCCTTCCAAGCCTTGCTCAAGAGCGGCTCCACCGTGCACGACACTGGCTCTTTGGTGATCCAGCGCAGCAACGTGTAAGCCCTGCTTACACCATCCCACGGGGCGGTCGGTGAAGAGCCGCCGCCCCTTTTTACTTCATCTTCCACTTGAAAGCTACCAACATGGAATTCGCACTCGACGGCATCGACACCAAAACCCTCTCCGAATCAGGCGTGGATGTGGTGATCAAGAAGCTCAACTCCAACGAACCGCTGAAGGCCGCGAACGGCGATGTGGTCACGATCAAGGTGCTCGGCCCGGACAGCGGCAAGTACCGATCGCTCTCGCGCACTCAGATTCGCAAGCGCCTTGCCAAACGAGCCGCAGGCAATACCGAGTTCACCGACGCCGACATGGATGAAACCGACCACGATGCGATGGAAATCCTCGCTGGTTGCACCGTGGGCTGGAAGGGGATTCTGGACAAGGCCGGGAAGCCGATTCCATGCACGCCTGAGAACGCACTGAAGCTCTTCGAGAACTACCCCGTGGTGCGTGAACAGGTCGATCTCTTTATCAGCGAACGATCAAATTTTTTGCGGGCGTCGTCCAAGGCCTGATCGATTTCGCCAAGTACCAGTTCGGTCTCAGGAAGCGAGCCAAGGATGGAAGTGCGGTGGCTGATCACTACGCAGCCGTCGCACGCGCAACCGGCAAGCCGGTGCAGCAAGCCCCAACCCTCGCCCCTGAAATGCGGCCCTTGTGGTGGACGTTCATCGCGCTGCACAGGGCACGCAGTGGTGGCGGGATGGGGGAGAACCCCATTCAGTTCACCGAGATCGAGGCTTGGTGCCGCCTAAGTCGGGTGGCATTGGAGCCGTGGGAGGTCGATGTGATCGGTTTGCTGGACGACGCCTATTTAGAATCCACACAGGAATGACAGGAGCGTCGCATGGCCGAGCAATTTCACCTTGGGTTTGATATCGATACGAAGCCGCTGGCAAACGCCAAGACGGCAGCGGCTGATGCGGCCCAAGCCATCGGAAAACTTGGCGATGCCGAGCAGAACCTGAGCCAGAAGTCGGCTCTCGCAACTGAGCAGCAAAAGAAGCTCGAGGATGCGATCAAGAAGACGCAGCAAGCCGCAGCACAGAACCAAGGTGCCCAGCAATACGCCGACACCATCGGCAAGATCACCAGCGCAATGGGAGGGGCCACGAACGCCGCCGCGCAAATGGCTGGTGCGCTGGGTGGCGGTGGTGGCGGTGGTGGCCTCGGCTCCGCGCTCGAGGTTGCCACTGGTGGCTTTGGCCGCATGGCATCCGTGCTTGGCCCCACTGGCCTTGTTCTTGGGGCCACGGCGGTGGCCGTGGGGGTGGTCGGCAAGCAGGCCTTTGATGCCGCCTCCGCGCTCGCCAAGTTCGGCGACGACGCTGCCCTGATGGAGGCGCGGCTCAAAAACGCTCTCGGCTCGACGTATGCAGCCCGAGATGCGATGAATCAACTCTACAAGAGCACGCAGGAGACAGGCACCGGCTTCAACGCCGCTGCCGATTCGTTCTTGCGCCTTGCCCGCAACTCCGAGGCGCTGGGTGCCACCCGCGCTGAGATTCAAACGCTCTCCGAGACCGTTCAGAAGCTGGGCCTTATCTCGGGCGCAGGCCGTGGCGAGATCGCCAGCGGCATGATCCAGTTGTCGCAGGCGCTTGCCTCGGGCCGTCTGAACGGTGATGAACTGCGCTCGATCATGGAGAACATGCCCGCGCTCGCCAAGGCGATCGCCGACGGGCTGGGCAAGTCCGTGGGCGAGATGCGTGCGATGGGTGCCGCAGGCGAACTCACAGGCTCCAAGGTGTTCGCCGCGATCCTCTCGCAGTCGGACAAGGTGAACCAAGAGTTCAAGACCCTGCCCAACACCGCCGAGCGTGAGTTCCAGAAGGTGGGCGATGCGTGGTCGAAGTTGCTCGCCGATATCGCGCAGCGCACCAACTCTTCCGGCTTCGTGCAGAGCATCGCCCGAGGTGTTCGAAGCTCGATCGATGCAGTTCGAGGCAACCTCGACGCCCCCGGTGGGCTTGCGGCAAGTGCGTTCGGCAACCTCGGCCCGGGCTACCGGATCGCTGCAACGCTGCTTCAATCGCAACAGATTCGCGAGCAAGCAAACGACCCTGCGCTTCAGGACGCCCGCCGTACCCAAGGTCGGCGTGATCTCCGCACGATGGAGAACGACACCGCACAAGAGGACTTGATCAAGGCCAACAAGCCGATCCTCGATGCGAGTTCGATCTCCAAGGACTTGGACGACCGCGCCTCGAAGATCACCGCCCTAACCGGCAACATCAAGCAACTCGAGGCCGGGATCGCAGCGCTTCAGGCCAAGCCTTTGCTCACTGAGGCCGAAACCAAGCAACTCGATCAGTTCAATCGCACGCTGGGGATCGCCAAGAAGCAACTGGACGACACCAAAACGCCCGTGCAATCGCTCGCCGATGACTTCGGCAAGCTCAGTGCAGCGATCGCTCAAGGTGGCGGTGGCGGTGCCACCGGCCTGATCCAGCAAGCCCAGAAGCTCTCCGAATCGATGCAGAAGATCGGCATGAGTGGTGGCGGCGCGTT